ATCTGAAGAACCATAAAGAGTAGCCTTTGCATTCTCTTGGAATAAGAACTTCTCGTCTTCGTAGATTTTCTTGATCTGGGCTGGGGATGGGGGTGTGGCTGATATACGGTATAAAGCCAATGAACCATTGAACACTCTACTAGCATAAGGTCTTTCTCCAATATAAACTTTCCCTGTTGAGTTTGTATTAGTAAGTGTGTTAGCTGCATCATCTATGTAGTTTCCGTCTAGATATGCATATATTCGTCCACTGCGTCTAACCATAGCATAATGATGCCACGTATTATTATTTATAGCTGTTAACGGAACATTAGGTCCACTATTTGTTCCAAAATTATTAGTTCCAACTAATGCATATAGATTAGAAGTGTTAAATTCTATCTGTGTAACTGCATTAGTTGCCCATGATGTGTCATCAATATCATTTGAGCCTCTATGTAAAAGTGTTCCTGTTACACTTTTATCTGGAGTATTAAACCAAAGCATAACACTAAAATCACCAGTACCAAAATCTAAGTCACTATTATAAGACTGGAAAAGATAGTTGCTTGTACTAAACCCACTGTACGCCATAAGATCAGCACCAGTTGCTACAGCACTCTTGGTCACAGTGCCGAACACTTGTAAGCCATTGCCGTTTACACTGCGGTCTTCTTCAACTTCGTCAAATATGAAATTAGTGAAGGTACCATAACCACCGCCACGGCCTCTGAATTGAAGAAGCGTTGTTCCAGTATAATCACTAGTCCAGTAGTATAGTTTATTAGCACCAGGGCCAACAGTATCATCAAAAGTAAGACTTCCTCCTACGTGACTAAAATATATTCCAAGTCTATACTGACTAGTAGATCTTGTGTCACAATAATACCCTACAATATATTTTTTACCAGCTTCTACAGTAACATTTTGTCTAACACTACCAGTATTACCAATACCTACTAAATTAGTTGCCACATATATTGGGTTTTGGTTTGCATATATTCCGCCGCCAGAATCGGCGCTGGTCAATGTAAATCCTGTTAAATCGCCTGATGAAAGATCATAGTTTGTTAATACTGAAGGTCCAGTCGCATTAGTATCATCAGTGTCGGACAAGGTGGCTAGTTTGATGTCGCCGTTCATCCAGCCTGTGTTAAAATCGGAAGTGCTTTGAAAGGCCATAGACGCATTGTGGTTTTCCGTATTTAAATCGAAGACCCCAATGCCACTGTCATTACCTGTAGCGGTGTTGGCAATAAGGGAGTCTCCTCCATCCATTCTAAATTGAATAGACCCCCCAGAGCCAGTATGACGTTGGAATAGTGCTATTGGGTTCTGCCCCGTTGCTACCTGCGAGTTTATAGAAATCGCAGTGTCGCCTGAAAGTGGCATACTATAAACATAAACCCACCCGTGATAAGATAATAGTGTCTTACCTTGATGAAACCATAGATTGTTTTTGCTATCAAAACTAACGTGATAACTGGCGGTATATGTAGAAGAACTGTTTGTAATATCATAAACACTACCAGTATCTGAAATGACACTCACACCACCCGCAGTAGCCACCGCAATAGTAGGTACAGGCAATCCTGTAGCACTATCAATCGGTGCGTTGGGCAGAACGGTCATTGCTACATCGTTAGTAGTGTTGTTGATGATACTAAAAGCACTAGTTTCGTAGGAGTAGTTAGCAGTGTTTCGTCCACTAATTGGATTGGTAAATTTGACATAGTATGTAAGTTCTAAAGCATCTGATGCATCCTTAATAAAATCAATACGACCCACACGGAAACCTGCCCAGCACAATTTACCGTTAAGCATCTGTATGCTAGATAAGCTATTGTTATTTGTGTAAATTTGATATTGAGTTCCTTGATTAAACACCATCCACATAGGCAGATCAGGATCATCACCATCATAGATCGTAACCTGTGAACTCTCAGCCACAATTACAGCAACAGCTGGAAACTCTTTACGAGCACCACGAGTAGCAGTGTTTAGTGTTTCATTATACCAAGATGTATTCTGTGTACGCTTACGCCATGCACCTCCATCTGAATCTTTACGAGTGTTATAGATGAATACATCAACCGCAGTATCAGAAATATCTTTAGCAACAGCATCTAGTAAGTATTGTTCTGCTTTGGTTGTACCAGCTACATCTAGTTTATGAGTTGGTGTTACACCAATACCAACTCGCCCAACATTGTCTATTCGCATACGTTCTGCTGTGTTTGTTTGAACCTTAAATTCATCACCAACTGCAAGAAGATATACTGGTTGTGTTGTAGAATTATCTCTTAGTGCTATACCACCTTGTGCATCTCCACTTTCAAATGTAGCAACCCCATTTATGGTGCTATTATAAACATGCAAGCTAGTACCCGGATCCGTTTTTCCAATACCAACTTTACCATCACTTAGAATAGTTATATTAGTAGCTGATCCAGATCTAAATTTAGTTACACCTGCAAGAGAACTATGTGATCCACCATAGAATAAAGCGTTTGCTCCAACATTTGAATTAGTACCACCAGCAATTCCTACATACCCAGTATCGGTAGTTGAATGAATATCCCCACCACCATCTAAGTTTATCTCATCAGCAACAGCTATCCCCGTTACGTCAATTCCTGTTGATGTTGTGGCTAGTTTTAGTGAGTTGTCGTGGTAAAGATTGACTGCGCCATTTCCAAAGAACTTTGCGTAATCCTCAGTTCCACCATTGTTGCGAAGAATAATATTGCTGCCCTCTAAGATAAAATACGAAGAAGAACTTACAATCTTATCATTCCCATCATGATAAATCTGTAAATCTGAACCAGCGCCAAATATTAGTTTGTCATTATCAGGGAATGAAATATCATCATCAATAGTAATCTTAGCACTTGTTACAGCACCGTCACCAATCTTAGCAGTAGATACAATGTTATCTGTGAGAGTTCCAGTAACAGTACCACCTACTCCCCCAAGCATAATGATAAAGCATGTATCACCACTTGCAGGAGCTGATGAGAATATAATTGTTGATCCTCCGGTGCCTAATGTATAGGCTCCCAACGGTTCTTGTACAACACCGTTTAAAGAGACAATCAACTGTGACGCATCTCCAAGAGATTGAGATACAGAATTGAACTGCAAATTGAATGTAGTTAGAGACCCATTGAACTGCGATGTGATTGAGTCTAAGCGTTTAAACTCACCATCTGCTGGTCTATTACCGATATAGTTTGCCATTCGGTTCACTCTCCCCTGATTGGCTTCTTTGTGTTATTTATAAGACTTATTCTGGCTTAGTTGGCCAAGTTATATCATTAGGATCACTTTGATTAGTAATATCACGAAGAGCTTGTCTATAAGCAATTTGCTCAGCTGTCATTGTTCTATCAGGCATTGCCCAAACATCTGTAAGAGCAATACGAGTATCACGGTCATAGCGCACACGAGACCACGCGGTGTCTAAAATCCTTTGAGTTATTGCATCATCGATATCTGGTAAAGTATCTAAACTCACACCTTCTTCTGGTATTACATCAATACTGGATAATACATAATCTTCTGGTAAAGCATCTCCTTGTCTCATTGGTACAGGCATAAACTCTAGTGTATATCCCATATCATAATATATCTCCAATGCACTACTTCTCTGTTCTGGATTATTCCAATCTATTGCCATCTCTATATTCCTTATCTAGTAATTCTAGGTACTATTAATATATGATCTAAGTAAACATCTGCATTAGAATTCGCATTAAGCCATCTAAATTCAATACCACCGCCGCTAGATGTTCTATCAAAATCAACTGGAAAATACATATACTGCCCATTAATAAAATCGCTTGTGTTTACGCTTCGACTCCTGTTTGTCACATTAGCACCTGATGCATTAGCAGTACCAGATCCTGTAACATCAATTTGACCTATACTACCAGAATTTATTAAACCAATTTTAATTCTAAATAAAGCTGTAAAAGAGCCTGCTGGAAAAGTACCATAAGGACCAAAGAAAAATGTATTGGTTCCTGTTGAGCCATTTTTACGTAAAGCATGACCGCTTAAGGTATCGCCTTGTCCTCCCAGTATAGCTGAGCCGCCAGCACCAGCGATATCTCTACAGCCTAACATTCTAGCTATAATTGCTTGACTAGGATTAGTTCCGCTATTTTCTCTTAAAACTATTTCTGAGTCTATTTTAACACTTCTATATTGGCCATTACCATTGCTTGCTGTAACAGCAATTGCATTATCTGCAAAATACATATTGCCGGCAGTATCTGCCCTTGCCGCAATTTTAACACCATTACCAGCATTAATCTTATAGCCACTGTCTCTATTACCACCACTACCATCTACTAGCACATAAGGATCACTTCCAGCATCATATATGTGTAATTCTTCTGATGGGTTAGTAATGCCAATACCTATATTACCCCCTATTGGATTTAACACAATAGGATAACCACTGTTAAATGCTGGACTATACCCATTAGCCAGATACCCAGCTTGAATCCAACTTGAATGCGGTGCAGATGCCATATTACCAAAAGCTAAACCATCAGAACCACTACCGTCAAACTTTACTCCAGCCGTGTCCGCTGTGATAGTATCACTAGTTGCTTTTACTGTATGTAACTTAGCAGACGGATCAGTCTTACCAATACCAACGTTGCCATTAGCTAGAATCACTGCTAATGGATTGCTGCCGTCAGCACCATTACTATTTCCATTAAAGCTAAACCCACTAGATTGTCCAGTATGGAAACTCATAACATTTGCACTAACATTAATACCTGAGTTAGTGTGTAATTTTAATCCGCCGGAATCACCAGCACCTGATTTAGCCCAAATTGAACCATTTGCGTATATTGCATATCCAGTAGGCGGAGTGCCGGTATGGTTTACTGCCAATCTGCCATTATAAAGACTTACATCAGTATTTTGTCCATCTCTACCAAACCATACTGTAGAGGCTGCGTCTACTGGATAAATGTTTAAACCATCACTCCAACT